TAGTTGTAGTAATCTTTGTAAAATTATACACTTTCATAATAGGCTTTCCTGTCGAATCAACACCAGTTTGTACTTCTTTTTTCAACTGTTCTGTATTAGTGTTAGAAGAAGTATTATAATTATAGTCACCATCTCTATAATCAATGAAAAGCTCTATCCCATTAGTTACAGGATAAGCTATGGAATTTAAATCATTACTAATTTTATTTTTTACATCTACATTGTTTGAATTTAAACTATATTTAAAGTAACCTTTTTCTTTTGTTTCATTTAGTAATTTATTAGTATCTTTATAATTATATACATATTTTTGAGCTTCTTTAAAATAATA